TAATATTATGCTTAAAATGAAAACGTTTCCATTCGATGGTATCTACTGGTTGCTGCACAATAGCCCGAGGTATCCATAACAACGATGGGTCATCTGTGGTTTTATACACAGGCAAAATTAAAGATTTCTGCGTATTTTGTAGAGTTAATGCCTCTTTCAAAGCATTAGGCGCTGGTGTATGAACCAGCGCCATACCCTCGACTCGTATAACTTTATCAAAGGGAAAATTATTCATACTTAAAAGGGAATATCATCTGTATTATCAACATCGGTAGTGACTTCACCCAAAGCTCTATTTCCAAAACCCAATGTATCTAATTCTTCAGGCGTCGGGGGTGCCAATATCTTTTCATAATTATAAACTACCTCCGCATCAGTGCCCAACGATTTCAACGCAATACGTTTATCAGAAATAACTTCAAAATAATCACCACAATTCGGGGATTTCTGCCCATATCGCTTAACCTTAACAGCCAAACCAATCAATGAGTTATATTTCTTCTTCAAATCAGCTATCATATTGATAGCTACATTTTTGGCAGGAAACAATACCCTACGATTTTTAGCTCTGGTGCCATCCTTAAATTGAATTTCCCTGGTATCAATCACTGTATAATAACCAATTAACGATGGCCTATCACCACTATTACAAACAGGACACGGTTGAAAATCTGCTGTGCAAGTAACAAAGTTATTCCAAGAACCTGCAATGTTTAGTTGATGTGTTTTAGCATAGAAACCAGTATCATCCACAAATACAATTACCGCTTCTTCTCCCACCCTTAACCAAAAACGAGGTGCATTTTTCGATGCTCTGATTTGATTAGCTGAATCCATTGAAAGTTTTTCTTGTAATCCATCTTGCCCAAGTTTGAACCAATTTTTTGCTGTCATTTTTTTAATCTCCTTATAGTTTTGTAATTGATAAGATTGCTTGTTTTAACTTTTTATTCTCAATAAGTTCCGCAGGGTCTTTGCAACTACCATATTCATTAACAACATATAATTCATTAAATAAATTACATGCGTCAATTATTTGGCGTTGCATATTCTGCCCTGCATTATCATTATCAAAAAATAAAACAAATGGGATATTTGATTGTCTTACTATCTGAATTTGTTTTTTAGTTAATGAGCCTAATGCACCCCAAGCAGTAAACCCTCGTCTGGACAACAAGATAACATCTCGTTCACCTTCACAAAGGATTATCTTCGAGGGATGCTTATCACCTGTCATATCCATACCATACCATAAGCCCTCCCGTTTAATGTTAGCTGAACCTTCATAATACATAAAACCTTTTTGTCTTAAATTACGACCCTTTAGTGCTTTTAATTCATGCCTATATGTTATAGGAAAAACTAATGTATTTTTATCTTTATCATACTTCAATTGCCATTTAGTTATATCATCTTTTGTTAAATTTAATACTTCATGTGCTTCTTCAAATGTGTTAAATAACTCTCGGAGCTTATAAGTATTTTCTCCTTGTGAAACCAGGTTATCTATATCATAAGTATCTTTATACTGTCTAATATAATTCTCAATTATACCATCAACCTGTAATGTATATTGAGACAACATAAAAGGTAAATGATGTAAATAACCTTTTACTCCACACGCAAAACAATGAAAATAACTTTCTTTATTTGTAGCTATACCAAATGAAGGACGTCTATCTTCTCCTTTGGGATGCAACCATGGTGCAAATGGACAATTACCTGCAACCCAACCATTTGAGACTCGAATTTTTCTTGTGCCTAATAAATGAAATAATTGGATAATATGTTGAGTATCCATTAGTCATATGAAAGTTCCTCTTGGGCTTTTCCACAAACATATGCATATAGAATAATCGAATACATAATTGAATCAGTAATCTTTTCTTTCCACGTTTCTAAAGAATGATGATGTGGTGGTTTGTGTTCTAAATCTCGACACATATCAAGTATTGATACTTCATGTTTACTACGCAGCGACATTAAATACATAGGTAACGACATACCTAACATGTTACTGCCTTCAATGAAATTATGAAACCTATCATTATTTCGAGCATACTCTCCACCCTTTAACGTGTTCTTGGCAAGTATTTCATCAATAATTTCGTTCAAATAAACTTGGAATGTTCTTTCGTTCATGTTGTAATCTCCTTTAGATTGATAAATTTGAATCTGTATCATTAAGTTTAAATCGTAAAACTGCTGTTAATTCAGGTGCATCTTTCCAATGAGCTTTACCTTGAATGTATCTAAAATCAGGTAATGGTTTTCTATCTAAAAATTTTTGAACTTTATCATCTAATGGATGTGTTTTATCTGCCATGGCTCTACAAACCGTATCCAAAATTGTATGAAGACTCTGTTTTTCTAAAGGTTCTAAAGATTGCATAACCCAATAAAATTTTAACATATTAGCAACAAATCTTTTTAATTTATTCTTGAAACGAGTATCAAATGTTAGTTCTCTTTTCATAATGTAATCGTATCCTGCATATCGAAAGAGGTATTGTTTAGTTCATTTGGTTCCACTTCTTGAAAATTCATTGTTTGCCAATCCCAATGTATGAAGATATTCTCAAGCTTTGAATCTCTGGATGCTAACATTAAAATTTCTCTACGGTCTAATATATCAAGTTCTCTAATACCAAATACAACAGATGCTATCTGCCCAATTGCATCTGATAATGCAATTTGGTCTATCTTTAGATTTTTTGTTGTACTTCTATTCATCTGATATGAGCATACAATTGGAATATGATTATGCATAGCAAGCTGTTTAATTTCTTGTATCACATTTAAGACTTGTTCCCACATACTCTTAAAGCCTGTTTTACTTTTTAATAGATATGCACCATCAATGAATATAATATCTGGTTGTTTTACTTTAATAAATTGATTTAATGTTAGTAAATTCTGGTCTAATCTGCCTTCTATTACAATAAGATTTTGTTTAATTTTATCAATTTCTAATAGTAATTTCTTTTCCATATCATTTGTTAAAATAGTATTATACAATGAGTAGGCCATTGGTAATAGGCATGCTGATATGCGTTGTAAAATATGTGGTATCATCATTTCCATTGATACTATTAAGACTTTCTTATTTATTAGAAGACTGGACATAGCACTATATATCATTAAGATAGTCTTACCAAGTTTAGGCCTACCACAGAATACATATACTTCACCAGGTGCATAGCCACCAAATGTCTTATCAAATGTTGGCCAACCTGTTGGTAATCCTAATTGCCCTAACTTCAAATGCTGTTCTTTTATTCTTTCAAGATGTTTTCTAAATACTTCAACTAATTGGTCTTGAGTAGCTATATCCGTAGAAGTATCTTGTAATTGTGCACTTAATAAATTAGTAATAGACTCGAGGAGTTCACCAGGTTGTTCTGAAGACATACTTGTAATACGTTGTATTGTATTTAATAAATGCTTTTGATAACGAAGATTGACCTGGTCAACCCAATACTCGAGAGGATGTTCCTGATATAATGGGATTAAATCATTAAGGAAAGAAACAGGAGGGAGCTGTTGATATTTTACAAGATAATCCCCAATGTGAGTATAAGCATCTAATTCAGCTGGGTCTAATAAATAGACCATCCGAATTCGATTAAACTCTTCAATATCTTGGTCGAATAAAATACGCTTGAGATATTCCAAGCCTGCTAACATAAAAATTCCTTTCTTCAAAGTTCTACATTATTTTACCATCTTCTCAATTCAAATTCAAGATTATTTTTTACATGCAGAAATTGGTTGAAGACATAGTCACAAAATCAAATTTAAGGCCTCTAATCGCCACCAGGTTAAGTCCTGAATAAAAAAGAATACTATCATACCCTTTTTTCTGCTGCTCGTAGCTACGAGGCATTTAAGGCCATTTCTGGCCAAACCAGCTCATCCACGAACTCCCGATGTATATAACCATAAGTTTGCATTTGTTTGGCTAAAAAAGTCTGCACCTTTAACGGAGCTAACCTAATTTGGCGAGTGGATAATTCAATGTAATTTTTCTCGGTAGTAGGACGATAGACGACACGTGCATATATTGAATCTAAAATATATTCTTGCAAAGAATATTGAATATGATTATTGAAAACAGACTCTAATTGGGTCAATACAGGATGCGGGTAGAAAAAAAATGGGGTTATATGTTCTCGATTAAGTTTTGAGAAAGATGCCAAATCATCATGTAAGTAATCAACTAATAATTCAAAATTTCTATCTACATAATTTACAACTTTCAAAAAATCAGACTGTGCTGGTTTTAAATATGTAGCGGCATTTTTAAGGATACCTTTTTCCGCATAGGAACAACGGTAACCATGATTTACGAAAAACCAACGGTCAGCTGTAAAAATCCCTTTTTGGTGTTTCTCTTTTAATCCTGTTAATATTTGCTCCATATCCATAGAAAATTTCCCCATTCTGTAAAATATATGCTTTTGAAAATCATTATCATTCATCTTGGATTCTCTTTTCCTGAAAATATCAGATTTAATTTTAACAAAATTTTGAGTTCTATGCAATAGGATTTTAAAAATCCAAACGGTTTGGGAAATGAGATGTAGATTTGACTGCACGAATGTTATAGACTCTGCCGAAGGCAGAGGCTATGACACAGAGTGCTGGGTCTGGCTTTTGGTCAAATTCAGGATGAAATGTAGAATATGCAGAAAATCCTATATTACATGCCATCAGGTATTTTTCAAATTATGTCATTTCATGACCTATTGGAATTTGAAATCTGGCATTTCGATAGTCTTTTTTTATTTTTCTTATTTATTTATATTTATATTTATATAAATATATACATATATTGCAAAAATTGTGCCTGGAAATTCGTTTCCTACCTACTGGAAATTCGTTTACCAACTTTATACTTAAAGGCCATAAATGTCATGGTAAAGTTTGGACATGATTGTCGTATAAAATTATACATTTTTATTCTAATTGTAATATAAATTTTTATTAAATGAGTCTTGGCAGACTGTATTTTTTGTGGTAAAATAGTGTCAAATTCAATAAGGGGATTGCCATGAAAAAAAATCTTATACATTTGATTGATTATTATCATTTGGCACCATCACTTAAATGGTCTGATTTGGTCATATTGCATGCGTTATATCTTTGTGGGGAGGAATGTTTAAAGAGGGCATTTATTCATGAACATGTTATTATTATACATCGTCTTTTGCATCCTCAAGAGAATGTTAATTTTGATACAATGCGTAAAGCAATAGATGCTTTGATACATAAGGATTACATTATTCAAGATGGGGATTATATCTCATTTAATATGGATTTACTTACATTGAAAGAGCAAACAATTTGTAATCGAACCAATTATTTGTTAACAACATTTTTAGATGTAAAAGATTTAATGTTATTAGATTTTATTACATATTGGTATTTTCAAGCTAATAAATCTGAATATCATGCTATGAAATGGGATGATTTCGTAAGAATTTCACATGATAAATTTACAGAACAATTCCAAATGACATTTAAGCAGATAAATAATCGTTTGAAAAAATTATGTGAATTAAAATTTTTGAATATGAAAAAGATTGCCATTAACAAGGTTAAACCGGTTGCTTTATATAAGCCTGAATTACAATATCAGGCATGGGTTGATTTGAATAACGATATAGTCGCAGTTTCTTATAAGGATGAGATTACCCAGCATGTATTTTTGAATTGTGATTTCGAGTATCCTAAACACAGTATAAGCCCACAGGAACAGTTATCATATGAAGAAGGGTGTGGGTATATACAAGAAGATTTGTTGGGTAAGATGTGTATATGTTATTTATGGTCACATGGTCATATTAAGCGTAATAGTGAAAACGTTTTCATTTGAAGGGAGCTGTTATGAATCGACCAGAATGGGATGAGTATTTCATGGCAATTGCTTATTTGGTATCTACTCGTTCAACCTGTATGCGAAGAGCGGTTGGGGCGGTGTTGGTTAAAGACAATCGTATTCTATGTACAGGTTACAATGGAGCACCTTCAGGGCTGCGTCATTGTATGGAGATAGGTTGTCTGCGTGATAAATTAAAAATACCATCAGGTGAGCGCCATGAATTATGCCGAGGTCTTCATGCCGAACAGAATACATTAGTTCAGGCTGCCAGGCATGGCATAGTCGTAGCTGATTCCATCCTTTACTGCACCACATTCCCTTGCGTAATCTGCGCCAAAATGCTTATCAATGCAGGTGTTAAAGCTATCTTTTACAGTCAGGGATATGCAGATAATTTGACGCAGGATATGTTAAAGGAAGCTGGTGTTGCAATAACATTTAAAGATTGTGCCCAGAATGCAAATTATATTGTATCAGTATCTTGTGATTGATGGTTTTTGCTTGACTTATTTCAATAAGTAAGTTATAATAATAAACATAAGCAGCGTAAGTCTCCTCCTGATAGCCATTTTTACATGGCCACCCCCTTGAAAATCCCCTTTCTTGGTTCTCTAATAGCTTACGCTGCTTATATTTTATGCCTGCCTAATTTGTTTCCCAAATTTATCCACTAATTCCTGTAATTCATCTTTTTTGATACTGCATAATGGTTTTATTTGTTGTGCTTGATTGATTATTATATCCTCGGTTAATGGAGTATTTTCATAAAACGTTTGCCTTAATGCTTGTTGGATACAATTTTCAATTTCAGCACCTGTAAAATCGGTCATATATTCATTGATTTTGTCCAAGTTAAAATGATGGTATTGTTCCGGTAAATGTATCTTTATAATTTGTAATCTATCTGATGGTGTTGGTGTATTTACAAACCATATCTCATCGAAGCGACCCTTCCGCAGTAGTTCAGGTGGTAATTGAGATATATTATTTGCTGTGCATGCAAAGAAGTTATTGTTATTTGCATCCTGTAAATATCCTAAAAACATTCCTAACAAACGATTTGTTACACCACTATCATTATTTGAGTTATGCCCTGCAAAAGCTTTCTCGATTTCATCACATAGAATAACGGCTGGTGCAAGGTTGTCCATTGTTTGTAATGCCTGGTAAAAATACTGTTCAGATTCCCCAACCAAGCTATGTAATACGCTCTGAATATTAAACTGGTATAGTGGCAATTTTAACAACGTTGCTGCCATTTTTGCCACGAGGGTTTTGCCTGTTCCTGGGATACCTAATAAGAACATCCCTTTGACAGGTTTAAGTCCATATTTCATGGCAGCATCCAGATTTTGGTAAATCTTGGCTGTTTGGCATAACCATTGTTTAAGAGTATTCAAACCACCGACTTGTTCCATATCAATCGTGGCAGGAATATAAGTTAGTAATTGTTGATTATTAAAAATTTGATTTTTATAAGTATAAATTTTTTGTATATTCACGCTTTTGGTTTCAGGATTGATAGCGTGAGTTAAAGCGCCAATAATTTGAGAGGTGGTTAGATTTCGAGTGGCATCAATAAGTTTTGTTACATTTGTCGTATTGATAAACTGGCTTATGATGTCCTTGCGTTCTTGTTCAGTCAATGGTGGGAGTATAAGCTGTAATATGTATTGCTTATATTCCGTTGGGATGGGTTTTGTTCCCGCTATAATAACGGTTAAGCCTGTTTTTTGATACAAATTTTGAATGCGTTCTAAACTGACATTCACAATTGTATGATTCCAGCCTTTAATAAATACCACCTGTTGGGGTGGTGAGTATTGTCGTGGCTGTGTCCAGGCTTCGACAGTTGGCAATGCGGAAGCGGGGGTATATTTACAATTACGCAGGGTGGAAACTATGCTTTTGACATAAGTCTCCACCCTGTTCACCTCTTCTGTTTGGATATAAATAAGAGGTGTGCCTTTTACTATACATTCGTGAAGCTCATTCCACATCGAATTGCTCGACGGATTTTCTGATAGCTTGGGCTGTAGGGCTATCCTGCCCTGCATGGTGCATGATGAACTCTGAACAGATATAAGTCAATGCTACATTAGGGTTGCCTGTTACTGCCAAATCACGGGCAATTTGCAATGCCTCCTTGTAGATTTCATATTGTTCAGGGTTCAAGCTGAATTTGACATGTTCAGGGCTTTTATTTGCTTCTCGGTATTTTTCATGGATTTTTGTTTGCACAGCTCTGAAAGGTAGCTCTTTAGCCTCCTCAATCATATCCAAGACTTCGGCCGCCTCTAAAGATACATTCAAAGCGAGTTTGGCTATCTCATTGAATTTTGTCCATCCCATATCAATTAAAAGTTCAGGTTCCAGATTGTATTTTTCAATCACTTTCCCGATTTTAACTTTATATAGGAACATTTCATAACTTATCGTGTTGGCAAATTCTGTTTTAACAAATTCTTTGAAGCTCTTGTAATTCAAAGATTGCCATTCTTTGCCTTTGTAGATTTCCCATGATGTAATTGCTGTGTTAACCCAGCCATCACTTTCTTTGTGCATGGCTTGGAGGAATTGCTGCACTAATTTAGTAATTACCATTTGTTGTTGGTTGGCTTTGGCCATAATGCCTCCTTGTGTTATTTTTTGGTTTGCTGGTATGTTTGAGACAATCGGGCAATCTCATTACAAGATTACCTTGCATTTCCAAATATGTATTAAGTAAAAAACATTTTGGTCGCATATTGATAAAATTTAGAAACTTACAATTGGTTAAGTTTTTTTGTTTGTCATAATATTGGCATGTTCGTTTGCCAGAACACCAGTTAATAGTAATAGAATTGTTTACCATACGAGACGCTCCTTTCCTGTGATTTTTGGATAAAATACTTTTGCTGTTCCTTGTTGTTTTTGTTCCCATTCAAAACGTGGTGCCCAAATGGTGCTATTATGTTGGATTATTAAAAAGGCTGCCACGGAAAAACTTAAACGAAAATTATTTATAAATATAAAGATTTGGTGAGTATTATGGGATAAAATTTCTTTAACGATTTCATCCCTGAAGTATAATACCTCATCATTTGCCAGATTATCCTGCAGCATCATGATTTCACGAATTCTGTCTGATGGATAAATGATATTATCTGATGGGTCGAATAATAATTCTAAAGGGACTTGTTGGTTAGATAGGAAATAGCACGTCATAGTTGTCTCCGAAATGCCTTGAGAATTTGTTCGCTACATGCAAAAACAGCCATGAAACCAACCAATACAACACTAAACATGAATAGTTCTACCATATATCCCCCTTATCAAAAAAATTCCCTGGGCAACAATGTTGCCCAGGGTTTGATTTATTTCTTTACTTTTAAGTTAACTTTAATAATTTCCTTAAATTCTTTGGTGAGTGCTTGCAGGTCAATTTCAGACAGATACTTCTTGACCGCTGTTATTTGAACTTTACAGCATGCCAAGAAATGTTCTTTCCCGACCTTTTTGTAAACCGCTTCCGCATCCAGTATAGCCTGGTTTTCTTTAATGACCGAGGCAATATACTTATTACCTTCATAAATACCAAGCCCTTTTTCTCGTAGTTCTCCCTTGATTTGGTCAATCTCGGCTTCAAGGGCTTTTTGCTGTTGGACAAGGTCACCAAGTCTGTCAACCAGTGCTGTGACCGTTTGTGCCATTTCTTTGGTTTTTTGTTGTGTTTTCATGGTAAATCCCCCTTTCATTTATTATTTGATACGATTATAAGCCTTTTTTGGAAAAAAGTCAAGATTATTTTATATCTTGCCAAAATTCAAATTTGTATTATAATAAGACCAAAAAATGAAAACGTTTTCATTTTTTGGAGGAAAGAATTATGGCTACTAAAGATATGTTGGCATCGTTGGATGATGTCTCTTCATTGGCTGAAGCCTTTGAAGAAGGCATGAAGGCCTTTCGAACATTGAAGTCTGCTAAAGAACGGGCTTTTGTGCATGAATTTGTACTCACACAGTCGCCGTTTAAAGCGGCGTGTAAGGTTGGCATCAGCCCCAAAATTGCCCATGCCTGGGGCTATAAAGTTTTGCAGAACGAGAACGTGCGCAAGGCAATCAAGTTCTTTCAAAAAGAACTGGAGTTCGAATACAACTTGCGCAAAGAATTTTTTATAATCACCTTGCGTCAAATTATTGACGACCCTGAAACCAAGCCTTCCGATAAGGTTAGCGCCTTGAATTTACTGGCTAAATTATCAGGTCATTTAAGTGATACGTCCTCATCGGTGCAGCAATTAGTTATTCTGAAGCACCAAGGCTTGGATGAAACGATTGAAATAAAACCACAGCCTATTGACATGGATAAAGTTTAGGGTTAGATATACAAAAAACACCAAGAAAGGGGGAAAGCATGAAAAAGTCTAATCTTACAATGGCGTTTAGGGCGTATTGGTCTGATTTGGTTTGGTTGTATCAGACGGGTTCATCCTGTGAAGATTTTGTAAATCTCATGGATGAAGACCTCGAGTTACTATTCGAGGAAGCTGATAAACCGTATGAGCCGTGGCGGGAATTTGTGTCGTCATTTCAGCTCCCACCTAAAGAATTCTTTAATGTCACCAAAGATTATCTCACTTCATAGAGGGAAAAATGCCAAAAACAATCTATTTAACAACCGATAGTGCAGATAATGGTATTAACATTACTTGGGTACCCTCGAGGCAAAGATTAAACATAAGCGGATGGTTTGATTCTTTTGTTGGTATCGAGGGTAAGTCTATGTTTTTAATCGATTTTTTTACAGAACTTGGTATTACTGAAAAAGATTGCATAAAGGCATTTAAATCAAAAAATAAGATACAAAATATGAAAGGGGATTGAATTATGGAATTTATCTTTTTGCTTATTATTTCGTTTTTATGTTTTATAGTATGTTTTACATTGATATGTTTATTTGATGAATTTATTACACCATTTATTTATAAATTATTTAGGAGATAAAACCATGATAGAATTTACATGCAAAGTAAGTGACTTACTGGAAAAATTAGAATCCTTGTCAAAAGCCAAGTTATTGACACCTAAATGTTATTATGATGTGAATTGTCGTATCCTAAAGACACAATGTGAGCTATGTGTAAATGTTAAAGCTCATAATAATAATCATTATAAGTATAGTGATTATTATGCTTATATTGATGTTGAAAACTGTGCAGGTCAAGGAATGTTTGGGATTCCACACGCCTTTGATTTATTGCCTGCATTTAGGACACTTGATAAGAATGATGTTGTTACGTTTAAGTATGATAAAGATACTCTTAAGATTATGTGCAAGGATGATATACTTTATAATGATTGGTCATCCGAGCCAGATGATAGTTATATAAATATATTAAATACATTTGAATTTGATGATGTTGTTTATTTATCATTCGATTTCTTTGATGTTATCAAAAATTTATTGAAAGTTATTCCACCGAATAAAGGGTGGAAAGATACACATTTTAATAGTGTAGTCTTGAATAGTCATCCTTTACAATCCAATAGTTTAGTGATTTTACGCACTGATAGTATGCGTTTAATGTATTATGATTTTGAGATGGAGACTGCGTGGCCTTTTGGTCGTATTGTGGTGCCACGAGATGCAATAGCTTGGTTAACAAAACTAAAAAAGAAAAGAAGTGACCAAATCATAGTTAAGCAGCATGGTGATTATATATCTTTTGAATATGATACATATCGTATGATTTGTGGTATTACCAAAGAGTTTCCGTCTGCGGTTCATGATTTTATTAAATTGGGTGTTGATTATTTTTCAGGGTTTGCTACTAAAGCTTTATTGCAAGATATTCAGTATGCAACGATGGGTAATGGTGATAGACCAGTAACTATTAAAGCTAAACAACAACAAGCTGAAATTGTAAGTGATGATAACTTACGCAAGAGAAGAATGAATTGCGCAATTGACTCTGATAAAGAATTAGACTTAACTGTATATGCGTCTCAATTAACTTCCTTGTTGAATGTATGTGGGAGTCAAGTATATATTTATCAATTATCTGGGCTTACTAATATATATCGAATTACTTCCCCAGATAAGAATTTTAATTATATTATTAGAGGTTTTGATACACAAAAATAAACGGAGGATTGTATTCAAGTCAATGAAGATTGGGCTTTATGACCATGAGAATAACGGTTATCCGAATTTAGCTTTAATGAAACTGTCTGCATGGCATAAAGCCCATGGTGATACAGTGGAATGGTTTAATCCGATTATGGGGGGTTATGATAGAATTTATACGTCAAAAATTTTTACATGGACACCATCAAATCTATATTTGCCACCAGAAATAACAGTATATGGTGGCACAGGATTTGATATTACCAAAACATTAGATGATGAAGTTGAAAACATGGTGCCTGATTATAGCCTTTATAATTGTGATAAATCTTATGGTTTTTTGACACGAGGTTGTATTAGGTCGTGTCCTTGGTGTTTTGTTCCAAGGAAAGAAGGCAAGATAAGAGCTCATCACGATATAGAGGATTTTGCGAGGCATAAAGAAGTTGTTTTGATGGATAATAATGTATTGGCTCATCCTCATGGGATAGCCCAGATTGAGAAGATAGCCAAATTGGGATTAAAAGTAGATTTTAACCAAGGGCTTGATGCACGGTTGATTGATGATGGTATCGCACGTTTGCTTGGTAAGGTTAAATGGTCACCATATATACGTTTAGCTTGTGATTCTCTTTCAATGATGGAGTCAGTTCGGAAAGCTGTTGAATTATTACGATGGCATAATGTTACACCATCCAAGTATTTTTGCTATGTTCTTGTTAAGGATATTGATGATGCTTTGGAAAGGGTGCGGTTTTTGAAAGGCATATATGTTAATCCATTTTGCCAACCATATAGAGATATGGAAGGCAATGAGCCGACACAAGAGCAAAAACATTTTGCCCGATGGTGTAACCATAAAGCAATATATAATACTGTTCCATGGGAAGATTATAAAGCACAGAAATAAATTAACAGGAGGAGAAAATTATGGCTATATCAGAACAGGAAAAGCTTTTGTTGGTAGATTTTTTTCAAAAAAAATTTAATGTTCTTGATGAATTTTTTGAAAATTTACGTGCGTGTTTGGGGCGTGTAAAGTCAACTGATGACCCCAACGACATTCTATCTGAAATCTACTTATTGGTATGGGATTGTAAAATTGACCTCTTTGATGTGAATAATTGGTATAATCAAGAGTTAAAGAAGATAAAGGGGGGATGATTATGGAGAAGTCATTTGATGAAACCTTATTAGACCTAAAGAAGAAATTTACAATCGTAGATTGCTTTTTTATTCAGTTAGATGAATTGTTTTTGTTTTATAAATGGGGTGATGATACTCAACTCTATTCGTTAGATTTCTTGGAAGATTTTATAGATGTAATAGACGCCTGTTGGATAAATGGCCCTTGTATTGAATCAGGAGGATAGAATTATGGTAAGGTTGTTTGTATTAACACAAAACAAGATAACGGATGTGCAGATTAAGGATGTTCGAGAATATCTCAACGTGGATGATGAAATAATCTATGCACCAGATGAGATATTAAAGAGATGGGTTTCAATTCCACCAGAGATTTGTAGTTGGGATTTATTAGATTACATTAACACAATCTTTGATTGGTTAGAGAGTGT